AACTAGAACATCAGCGTCTTTTTAATCTCTTCTATATCCGATGTCAGACCCTCATCCGTGTTGATCAGTCCTTCAATCTTGTTTACGGAATGGATGACCGTGGAGTGGTCCTTTCCTCCTGGTTGAAGTTCATAAAACCCAGATATCCCAGGGTCGTCTCTGTTGATATAGTCCAGATATTCCAAGTTTTCGTATCGGCCGGCTTTCAACATTTCCCTATCCAGACGGTCAGCAAAGTCTTTGGCCATCAAATCCACATATTGTCCTAACAACTCCGGCCGGCTCATCCCTCCTCCCCGTAGGCCAAACAGAGAGGGCTCCTCCGGAAACAGGCTCCGATTGGATATGGCCTATAATCAAGGGTCAGAGCCTCGTCGAATAAAAGGCACACTTTCCTCTTCGGGACGGAGGTCCCGGAGAAGAACCGACACCGGACTCCGCACCATATCTCCTCCGGATTGATTTCGACCTCGACATGGACCTTCATATCACTCCCTCCCGTCCGTCCGGTGGTGATATCCGGGCTCCTTTTTTCTGTCGATAATGGAGAGCTTGGGCCTCAGACGTAGGCTTCCCCACCGGAGCTTCCGATCCAGCCAGGATGCTGTCTTTTTCGCAGCCTTAACAGCTTTTTTGACTCTCCTCCCCATCCCGTCTCCTAAGAAACCCGGGATTCCCGCTCCCGGGCAGCGGCAAAGGGAAAAATACCATGGCTTGCGGTCTACCCGTCCCCTGTGCGGGAGGACGGATTCTGTATATCAAGAGGAGCTCGTCTCCGGATCGGAGCACTCCTCATATACGCAATAGCAGTAGGTCTCCCCGCGGTCCCCGACCGGCTCACACCAGGTATCCGTACACCAGCAGATTTTCCCGTCCTTCTTCTCCCATACGTCCCCGCATCCGGAGAAGGAGAAAAGCCACCACAGGAGCAGAAGCATGAGGACTATCCACAGCCCGAGGGTGACCAGAAATCCCTTGGTTTCGAGTTTCATCCCTTTACTCCCCGTGAACAAGTTTGATAGCAAACTGCCCTCTTCTCAGGGCGTCGTCCCGTGGGATCTCTTCCCCCACCCACCAAGTCACCGAACCATATTTTCCGAGGCGCCGGATGACCGTATAGTGGACCTCCTTCGGACCTTCGGACCACTCCGGTGTTATATATTCGGACAAATACCAAACCCCGTCAGCCGTCACAAAAACAAACGTGTTTTCCGGGTCATCCTGGAGGAGTGTGTTATCCTCCGGGACGGCTTCCATGGCTTCCTCGTCGTATTGCCGATTCTGGGAGACAGGATGACCGATATATTGCCACACCTTCCGGAAGGGAGCCCATATTTGTTCCTTCACTGCCCAGGGGACCTTCTCCTCGTCGTCCCGTATCCGGACAACCTGCCCGACATCGAACCTGGGATCAATCATGATTTATCCTCCCCCGTATACGGACCCTATCCGGAACCCCATCCACACGACGACGACCAAGCACGGGACGAAGAGGAGCCCAGAAAAGTCTTCAATGGTTTTCAGAACCGCAGCCCACCTATTCTTCTTCATCAGCAGATATCCCCCTACACCCAACGATAAATTTCCTGTGGTCCGTTCATCCGTTCGTGCTCTCGATTCCTTCTCTTTACTTCCCGTTTCAATAGAGCCATAGTTTCTGGGTGAGCCAGCAATTTGTCCCCCATTCTATAGAAATCAGGATCTGGACGGGAAGACCAATTCCTCGGATCCTTGAACCACTTTTTTCTGATCCGTCTCTTTTTGCTTCTCGGCTTTCGAGTCCACTCTTTCTTCAACAACAAAGGACTTTCCACCAGACGAAGACCACACAAAGAATTAAAGGAACCGATCATGCCCTCCTCCACAGCCTCTTCGGGCTCATATGAGCCTTGGGATTCCTCGTGACCCGATATCCGCACAATACGATCCGACCGGCCCTGGCTGCTTTCTGGAAAACCCCTCCCCAGGCTCGTTCGGTCGGTGGTTCGGGGACGATCCCCCGGGACTCCCGGATGACCTCTTCGGCCAGGAACTCCTCGTCATTCTCTTTCAGATAGTTCAACAAAAACGATAGGCTGAAGTGGCCCATCTTCCCTTGTGTACCCGTTCTGCGTGACTCACGGCCCGGTCGATTCCTTCATCCCGGAGCTCCTCCCCGGTCGGTGGTCTCCGAGCTGTTCTCATAACGAACCTCCTAAAAAATGGGGGAGCCCGAACACGATCTCAAACACACAACGGGTCCGGATCCTCGGGCTCCCCCTTTCGCTTGATACTACAAATCGGTTCCCAACTCTTGATACCTGATACTCAGCAATTAGCAATTGTCTCACAGTTTTCCTACGTCGCATCCCTAGGCATCACCCCCTTTCCCTCTCAATTTATACTCCCCAAGGCATCGGTCCCGTAGGGTCCGGACCGCATAGAAAGGACATAAACATTGTACGAATTTGTAGCACAAAAAGCACACATCGGCCGGATCCCGTAGGAAAGGAAGTCAGAAAGGTCCCCGGGAACCGCAGTAAAGTAGGCTCGGCAATATTCGCATCGGACCCTCGTCACCGGTTCGTCGTCCCCTTGCCTCATATGAAACTGGTCTTTGGGCTTCTTCACTCCCGACCTCCCCCGGGTCTCTATCCCTCCCCGATCTTCCTCTTCTCCCGGACGAACATCCCAATGACCACCCCGATCAGGGCATCCATCTGCTCGGGAGTCATGTTATCGAAGCCTCCGGACTTCTTGACTTCCAAGAGTTCCCGGAGCTGTTCCACCCGGATGTATTTCAAGAAGTTCACAACCTGCCGGGCCAGTTCCCGCTTCTCTGCGTTGGTCAGGGGATCGTTCAGGATGGCTATGACTCCCACCACGATCTTGACAGCCAGGGCCACGATTTCGTCGACTTCGACCTCCCCGTCCTTGTCCGTATCGGCCAACTCCGCCCATATCTCCTTGAGGGCAGAGAGGACTTTGTCCCATTTCTTCCCCATGCCAAATCCTCCTGTGTTTTCTCTTCCTCAGTGGTTTCCTACGGAACCAGGGACGGCTGTCCAGGCTTCCCGCAGGCCTTAAATGGATTCCGGGACTTGATGAAGAAAGAATACCGGGCGGCCTCCGTCGACGGACCCAAGACAACCTTCACGGGAGAACTCCCTTTGACCAGGACCGGACCTGTCCACCCAGGGACCGCGGCCGGAGACCCGGAAGGCAAAATGAGGGTCTCTATACTCGGGTCCGATTCCACGCTGACGTTGTTCAAGTTGCTCCCAATAGCCACAACAGTCACGGCCTCCCCGTCCGGAAGGGTCTCCTCCGGAGGAGCGCACGTCAGATCCCCGGTCCCGGTACACTCTGCTGCATCGATAGAAAACCAAGGGGAGTATTCACTCGGTGTCGGGACCTCGACGGCCAGAGCCGAGGAGACAAAAAGAACACTCAGGAAAACCAGGAACAGCTTCACCCTCTTGAATTGATCCATCTCTCCTTCCCTCCTTTCTGTTCAAGAAAAGCCACCGGCTCTCTCAATATTTCCCAGAGGAGCTCCCTCTCCGTCCGGGTCAACTTCTTCCTCAATAACTCCTTCATCAAAAACCTCAAAAACCGGGTGACGTGAAAATTATTGGGATAATTGTACAATTCGCACTCCAGCCCCATCTTCGACTTCCGGACAACCGGCGCCGTTCTCATCAGCTCTCCTCTACTACACTGACCCCCTTTCGTAGGCTCACCCGGAAGACTCGGTCTGCGCTCTCGATGAGGTCCTCGGAGTGAGAGACCATAACCACCTGGAGCCCGACTTTCTGACTGATCTCCCGGAGCATGAGGCTGGCCTGGGGCTGGAGATTCCGAGAGACAAACCGGAAGGGCTCGTCCAAAGCAAACGTGTTCCGGCTCGACGGCCGGCGCATCTTCCACATAGCCACCCGGAGAGCAAAAGCCGCGACGTCCACGGCTCCTCCCCCGCTCTCGTCCATCGGGTCCATCTCTTCGTCCCCCCGGAGGAAGGTCAAATCGGCCTCCGTCTTTCCCCTCCTTTCCTCGAACCGGAGAGAGAGCTCGTAAGGGTCGTCAAAGACTATCGACAGAGCCATAGTCACCAGGGAGTTGATCCTGTACTCGAGCTGTCCCTGGGTCTCCTGGGCCACGACCTGGATAATGGACCGGGCTCTCTCCATCCGGGAGAGGTCCCGACGGATGGCCTTCAGCTCCCCCTCCGTCTGGACCGCGGACCGGAGGACCTCCTGGAAGGCTCCTCGACGGGCAGAAACCCGGGACTTCAAGGATCGGATCCGCTCGGAGATCATTCCCCCTCCCAACCGAACTTCCCTTCGAGCTCGGTCACCATCTTCTCGAGAGTAGCTCTTTCCTTGACCAGCTGCTTTTCCTTCTTCTCCAGCTGCTTTTCGGCCTCCTCTACCGAAGAACAACCGAAGTCATTTTTCAGCCGGTCCATCGAGGCGTCGAGCCGGCCTTGGGCCTGATCCCGAGCCGTCCGGAGCTCCTCGATCTCGTTCTTCATCCGGAGGAGCCGTCTTTCCAACACTTCGTCTCTGGCCATCAATCCTCTCCTCTCTTTCCGGAAGCAACACCCCGGCAACCCTCTCCACCATGATCCCCTCCTATGGATTTTCCACGCAGTCCATAACCGTCTCCCGGATCAGCTTCGGGATCCGGTTCGTCTCGAAATGACGTTTCAAGTTTTCCCGGAAGTCGACCTCCACGTCATACTCCTGGTTTAACCGGGCCACAAAGGCATCAATCCGGTCGTCCCGGTCCTTCTTCCTCTCGATGTGCTCCCGGGAGACGGCTTCCGGATCGACCGGGATCCGGACCTTCTCAATTTCCTCCAAGGCTCCGGGTCGCCACAGGTAGACGGCCGGCTCCCGGTCCCCTTCGTCTGCCTTCATCCGCATCATTGCCCCCGGGTTGACGAGGATCCTCCCGTCCCGGTGGGAGACGAAATCCCGGTGGTTGTCCCCGGTCACGATCAGGTCTGCCCAGGGGAGGGTCCGGAAGAAAACCTCCTCGTTTCCGTCCTCCGGAGCTCCCGGAAAAGGAGGCTTTCCCTTCCAGCAGAGTTTATGAACGACGGCAACTCGGAGCCGTCCATCGGTTTCCTCACTAGGATGAAGATTTCCACCCTTTTCCATCGTCAAATCCATCCCCCAGGGGAAGCCCCACACGTCGATCTCCCCCTCCTTCCTGGCCATCCTATACGTCTGAAAGGGATTCGTTATCAGGTGGAAATTCCGCATAGCCAGATCCAGGTTGAAGATCCCGGACTTCTCAATCAGGGAGAGGTTATGCCGAGGGAGGTCGTGCTGGCCCGGGATGGCCACCCAGACGGCCTCCTTCATCTTCTGGATAGCCTGGTTCAGGAGCCAGGGAGAGGGCTTCCAGAAATCGAAGACGTCCCCCGCGCAAAGGACAGGGCAGTCGTAGCTCATAGCCAGGGAGGATATGATCCCGACCTTGTTCAATTGAACCTGGAAATAGTCCTCGTCCGTCCGACACTTCGGGACGTCATCCCGGAGATGGATGTCCGAGCAGATCACGGCTGCGACCGGGAGGGAAGAATTTTCACCGGAAATATTCTTCCTTGACTTTTTCGGAGAGCTCATTCTCGGCATCACCCGCTCCTCCCGCACAAGGGGCACTCGTCCGGCATAACCTTCCGGAACTCCTTCTCGGCTTCCTCCCCCTTCCGGCCCATCTCGTCGACCTTCTTCCGGAACTGCTCGGCCTTGTCGATCTCCGCGGCCAGCCGAGCCCGGTCCTCTGCCTTCTTCCGGACCCCCCGGAGCCGGACCTGGCCGTCGAGGACCTTCGGCTCGGCCTCCTCCAGCCATTCATGCCCCTCCGCAAACTCCTGGAGATCCCAAACACGTCGAACCAGCTCCCGGAGATCCTCGAGCTCCCCGGAGGACTTTTTCAATGCCTCATAGTTCCGGAGGGAAGCCGCGGTCCAGGGTCCCACGTCCTTCAAGAAGGTCTCGATCTCGTCGACCTTCTTCTTCTCCAACCGAGCCTGGAGGACGGTCTCCTTGACTTCGTCGTACCACTCCTGATCCTGGTAAATGTTCTTCTGGGCCTCCTCGATAGAGTGAAGGAGGCTCTCCTGATCCTCGAGGTCGTCAAACTCCTCCAACCGGCCGGCCAGGACCCTCTTCTCCTCCTCGGCCGCGGTCTCCCGGGCCATGAGGTTCCGGACCCGGGAGTTGGCCGTCTTCTGAGCCGTCTCGATCTCCTCCAGGTTGGCTATCCGATTGAGGACCCGTGCGACCTCTGCGGAGCCGGCCGAGAGGAGGAAAGGCTGATCGTGCTGGCGCTGGACGTTGATCTCGTCCATATTCAACTCGGTCAGGATCTCCTCCGGAACCTCGGACTTCAGAGCCTTCAAGACCTCCGTCCTCCCGTTCCCGGGGAGGATCTCATAAAGGTTATCCTTTTTTGTCCGACGTCGGGTGACGTAGGTCCCCCCGGAGAGGTCCACCGTGACTTCCGTATCCCCTCCCCACCGGGACCGGAACCGGGTCCCCATCGGCCGGTTATTCACCACCCAATTGAGAGCCCGGAGGACGGCCGTCTTCCCGCAGTCCGTCGGACCCACAATGACGTTGACCCCCGGGTGGAGCCGGAGGACGGAATCCCGGTGGCTTTGGAAATTCTTGAGCCGGATCTCTTCGATCATCGGTGGTTTCTCCTCCCCCACTCGGCTATACAAAGGGCATCGGACCGGCCGTGGTCGTGGTGTTTCTTCAACCGGAGGTCTACGTTTTGCCACCGCCGTCGGGCAAACAGCAGGGAACGGTCCTTGGTAGTCCCTCCCCCCTTGTCGGAATCGAACACCGAGGTCATCCATTTATGGGGCGTGACGTAGATGACGGAACCGCCCCAGAGAGTAGCCCAAAGCCGGCACATCCCGAAGTTTTGACCGAAGGAGAAGACGCTCTTGACCCCCTGCTTCGGCATGGAATGGACCTTTTCCAAAATCACCATCACTTCATAAACTATCGGAAGATTCATTTCAATCTCATCCTTCAAGTCCAGGAATCCTACCTCGTCTGCGGGCATATCCCAGGCTCCCACGGCTCGGCCGTTCTCTTGGAGGGCCCCGATCCCGCCGGCCTTCCCCGGGTCGATCCCTATGAAAAACCTCATCCGAACCTCCTCTTCCGGTCCATTTTGAAATCGGATTCGATTGCCCTCCACGCTCTCCCCGCAGCCATCCTCAGCTCCTTCTCCTTCCCCTCCTCCTCCACTGCCCGGATCAGCTCCTCCTTGTCCCCCTCGAGCTTGAGCTCCTCGGCCACATACAGACCGGCTTTGTTCTTCTTCCACCACTTCTCGTCAACGAGGAAATGGACAATGCTGCCGATATCGTCCACCCCATAGTCGTAGTACACTGGGAACCGGACGGTCCGATATTTCCCATTTATTTTGTTTTTGTCGACTTTCGCCTCCACCCACTGTCCCACGGGTCTCTTTCTATTGTTTACCTGACGGACAATTTGCTTGATAACTGCCAGCCAGATAACCAGGAAGGCATTATGGTCCAGGGCCTTCCCGCCGGCCCGGTAGTGCTTCGGGGACCAGGGTCCGGAGGCATCCAGGTTCTCCCGGACCTGAGAAATTACCATCAGGAGGGAGTCCGTCGTCTTGATTGCCTTCTTCTTCATCCGGAAGAACTCCGCGGACCCCCGGGCTCGGCCGGTCCCGTAGGAACCTTTGGACTTGACCTCCTTCCCCTCCCTCCTCTTGTCCCGGGCTTCCTTGGCCTGGAGGTATTTTGAAATGTCTGCTTCCGATCCGATCATGTCGAAGGAATCCAGGACGTGGATGAACGGGACGTCCCCGTCTATCAAGTCGTGAACCCGGTCCGTATAGTCCTCAATGGTCTCACTCGGGTCCGGCTCCTCGATCCTCTTGGCCAGGATCTTCCCGAATAGCTTTTTCATATTGAAGTTGTTGGCCGTCTCCGCATCGTCGTAGATCAACCGGGTCTTTTTGTTGTCCGAGTCAATTGCTGTCTCAGCCAGCCCGGACAGGGCCAGGAGGGACTTCCCGGCACTCTTGTCCCCTACCAGGTTGATGATAGCTCCCGGTGGGTAGGCTCCATCCTCGTTGTCCGTACAGGCCAGATTGAGCATGGTCGACCCGGAATGGAAGGCTTTCCCCCTCCATTCCCAGTCTCCCCGCTCATCGGACCCCGGGCGGTCTCGGGTCGGAGAAGTGTCGGCTTTGGCTTTCATTCTGCCCATGTAGCCACCTTCGGAAGGACTCTTGGATTATCATAAAAGGAGTGTAGGAGGACCGCTGGAAACCGTAGTTGAATCTCCACGCGTATTTCCTCACCGTCGGTACACTGACCGGGAGCTCCTCCTCTATCGAAATGGCCACGGCCTCCTTCGTGGTGATGTATTTCTTGGTCCTCGGAGGCACTGGCGGCAGAGCTCTTGGTGGTTTCTTTTCGGGAGGAGCTCCCGGTTTTTTCGTCCTCATCCCTTCCCCTCTTTCTCGTCGATACAATCGCCCCAGACGTCGCACTCGGAGCAATCGTCTTTTTCGTCCGTGTCGACCCCGTATTTATGCCCGTGGGGACACTTCCCCTTTGCCTCTTTCTTGCCTTCCTTCTTCGGCTTGGGAGGGTCCTTCTTCGGAGGCTTCTTCTCCTCCTTCTCCGGTTCCGGTTCGGGCTCCTCGTCCTTCCCCACGCCGGCATTGGATCGGATCAGCTCCCGGAGGTCGTTCTCATCCATCTTCCGGAGTTTCTTCGGGGAGACCTCAATCCCCATCTCGTCGATCTTGTCCAGGAGGGCATCCTCGTCCAGGTCGTCCAGATCGTCTCCCCCTTCGTCCTTTTCGGGCTCGGGATCCGGTTCCTTGTCCGGCGCCTCTCTCCTCTCCCGTCTCGGCTTCTCCCGTTCCTCTTCTTCATCCGGAGGATCCATCCCGAGGAACTTGGCCCTGATGACCTCGTAGGACAGGAGGACCAGGGTCTCCTGGAGCTCGACGGCTTCTGCGATCTTGATAATCTTGTCGTCCAGAGCCTTCCGCGGCTTCAGGTCTACCCGGGTGCACTTCAGATAGGATCTCCCCTCCCCGAAGGAGGTCTCCTCGAACCGACACTGGAGGTTGTACCCGGGACCGGAAGGCCAGTAAAACGTGTCCACGTCCTCCAGGCCGTCGTCCTCGGCATCCCGCATATCTCCTTTGAGCTGATCCAAGTAAGCAAATTCCGAGATATCCAGGACGGAGACGGCCTCCTTCTCATCCCGGCTCCGGAGGATCATCAGGGACCTCCAGGAGGGGAACAGCTTCTTAGCCTCGTCCTTCCTCTTCTCGTCGAACAGCTGACCGCGCTCTTCGCAGATAGGGCAGGGTTTCCCGAAAGTCGTCGGGCAGACGACGGTCTCGTTGTTCGGTCCGACGTTCCGGTGGATTTTGTACCGGAGTCTCCACCAGATCTCCCCCTTCTCCACCTCCGGCTTTTCCAGGATATGACTCCGGGTGGACGTAAACGGGATGACCTCCAGAAGGTTCCGGTCTTCCCGGAGTTTGAAGAAGTCCACCCCGGACGGGAGATTGACGGTGGAGACCCCACCTCCCGACCCTGCGTTCTTGTTTCGGTCCCTTGCCTTTTTCCGGGCATCGTCCCGGGTTGCTGATCGTCCTCTTGCCATTGATTTACTCCTCCTCTTTCTGTTGGGTTTCGCGTTCACGTCTCTTCTCGGCCGCGTCCTTCATCTTCTGGCCGAACATCTCCTCCTCCCGGTCCCGGAGCCGTTCCCGGACCGTCCCCTTGGGCTCCCGCGGGCTGGAGAAATACTCCTGGCCCCAAAGGATCACCAGGCTCTCCAGAGCAGCCTTCCTCTGCTGACAAGCCCAGATTTTCCCGTCTGCGACCTCTGCCCTGTGCTCGGCGTCGATCCTCTCCCGGACGGCTTCCTGGTATCGCTCATGAGCCCGATAATAGGCTTCAACTTTCGGATCGGATAGCTTCGGGATCCCTTCGATCCCGTTCCGGTTGGCCTCCAGGATCAACTCACTCCGGACCGTCTTCACCTTCTCGACGGCTCTCTGAGCTTCCTTCTTTGCCCGTTTGGCCTTCCTGACGTAGTTCATATACAGGTTGGGCTGTGCGAGCCACTCGACCTCGAGTTGATCCGGGTCGATAGGGTCCATCAGGAAGTCCCGGGTCTCCTCTTGCATCAATTCCCTTGCCGACGTTCGTCCCATAGTTTTTCCTCCTCTCTCCTATTATAGCCGATTTTCCCCAATCCGGGAAAAATTAAACGGAAACTTCCATCACGGCCCGGTAACAAATCAAAGTCATTCCCGGCCACCCGTTCCCTATAATCCCGGCGCTCAACATCGTATCCCCCACCAGGAAGGCTTGCGGGTTGTCCCGTTTCCGGAGGATTGCGGCACAGTAGCCGATGACGGCCCGCCGGACCCCTTCCGCATCCTCGTTTTTCAATCCCTCGAGGATCTTGGCGACGGATGCCCATTTCGTCTTCGGGGACATCAGGGCTCGACACAGCTCGACGGTCTGGACCGTCTTCTCAGCCATCCTCCGAGCAGCCTCCTCCCTCTTCTCCTCCGGCAATCGGATAACCTGCTCCAGGATCATCATTGCGTCCCGGACGGAACCGAGGGAATCCCGGGCTATCTGCTCTGCGAGCTCCCCGGAGAGCCGGACCTTCTCCCTCCGGGAGACGTCCCGGAGATGCTTGGCCAGGACGTCCTCCTCCGGGCTCTCCACCTGGAACTGGACGCACCGGCTCCGGACCGTCGGGAGGAGCTTCCCCGGGTCCGTCGTCGCCAGCAGGAACATAGACCGTTTAGGAGTATCCTCCAGGAGCTTGAGCAGGGCATCCTGCGCCTGTGGGCTCATGCGGTGGCACTCGTCCATGATCCATGCGCGCATCTTTCCGCCCATCGGCATGAGATTGGCGGACATCCGTATGTCCCGCACGTTGTCCACGCCCGTGTACTGCGCGCTGTCCACCTCCTGCAGGTCCATCTCGTGCGTGCAGCCCATCTCCCGCGCGATGATCCGGGCCAGGGTTGTTTTGCCGCAATTGTGATGAAATAAACCTCCTGCCCAATAATTATTGAAATAGGGAACATGAAAATCAAAATATTCTTCCTTGCCTTTTTCCCTTATTTTCTTTATTCTAGTAGGCATGAATAAGGATGAATCACTAACCATGGAGGATAAAGAAGATGCCGAAGGGAATCTATCAAAGGAAAGAAGGTTGGTCAATAAAGATGAGGAAAATATCTCCGAAGAATGATCTGAATATCTCTCTGAGATATAAACGAGGATGGACAATGCAAGAAATAGCAACATTTTTTCACGTCGATCCAAGAACGGTTCGTCGTTCCCTACGACGGACAAAAACGGATATTCGAAACGGAGGCGCTCAGATGGGAGAAAAGAATAATTTTTGGAAAGGAGGGAAAAGAACGGATGCGGACGGATATGTTCAGATCCGAATTGACGGAAAATATGTACCAGAACACCGATTAATAATGGAACAGCTCTTAAAACGCCGCTTAAAAAAGAAGGAAGTTGTCCATCACCTAAACGGAAAAAAGGACGACAATCGGCCGGAAAACCTTTTGGTTTTCCACAATAATGGAGACCATCTTGGTGTAGAGCTTCTGGGGAAGAAACCGAAGTGGACAGAAGAGGGACTTCGGAAAATCCGTTCTCGATCAATTCCTTCAATGAAAGGTATTCCCCAGTCAGAGAAAGGAACCGGTGTTCGTCGGTCACGAAGAAAGCTGATTGAGAAGTTTCTACTTGAAACAAACGGGATGGAGAATACCGGACCGGCGGCAGAGCTTCCGAAACTACCATCTTTCCGGAAACAGAATCAAAGGAAATAACGTGGAAAGGTAGTTTTTCTTCCCACAACTGTTTTATTGGTTTTTCCTCCTTTCTCACCGGATCGTAAATCTTAGTATCTCCCTTAACGCACCCGTGAGGACCGTGGAACAACCAGGCCCGGGGAGGATCGTCCCCGGAAAGGAGGGATTCAATAGAATCCACCACGGATTCGTTCCCGATAACCTGATCCAGACTTTCCGGTCGATACTTGTTTGCTAGACTCATGCGGCCTCCTCCATTTCTTTCATTTCGTACCAGGACCCGTCGACCTCTGACCTCTCTGCGTCCAGCCCCATCGGTACCACGATCCAGGGCCACGCCTTGGGGAGGCGCCGGCGAACGATCTGGACCAGGACTCCGAACCACCCCTCCACGAGCTCCTCCGGAAGATCGAAGAGAGCAGAATCGTGGACCTGGCCCACGAGCCGGACCTCCTTCCACTTCTCCGTCTCTAGCATCGGGACGACCCAGATCAGGGTCTTCAAGAGACAATGGAAGGCCGAGCCCTGGACCGGGTAGTTTATGACCTTGTTCCTCTCCAACTCCCCGGAACACCGGAACCCCGTCAGGGTATCGAACCACCCCCGCCGGAGGTATTCCTTCCACCACCGTTCCTTCCAGTCCCGGTAGACCGGGAACCTCTTGTCCCAGAGGACCCTCTCGATCTCCTCCACGTGCTCCTCAAACCGAGCATAGGACCGGAGACCCTCCTCCCGGAGGTGCTGGCTGAGAGTCTTCTCTCCCACCAAGAAATCGTTCCGGACGGCCCATATATTCTGAGCACATTCCCGGAACCAGGAACCATAGAACTCCGGGAACACGAACCGGTTCTTGGCTACATACCGAAGTTCCTTCGTGACCCCATACTTTGTCCCGAGCAGGAAGAGCTTCCGAGCCGTGTCCGAGTGCATGGCTCCAGGATCCGTTCGAAGATACTCCAGCATGGTGGGGTCCCGGTGGTAACAAGCCGCGATTCCGACCTCCAGGGCCTTGAAGTCTGCCTCAAGGAGGACCCGACCCGGCCGTGGGACGAAAGCCCTCCGGATGAATTTCTTGATCTCCGGATCCCGCATAGGGATGTTCTGGAAATTCGGGTTGGAGGAGGAGGACCTGTATGTCCGGACCGTATTCAGGTGGAAGAAGGGATGGAGATACCATAACCCGTCCGAGTGAGAGACGACTTCCCTCTCTATTGCTACCAGGTAGTTGGACCGTGCCTTCCTCCACTTCCGGAGACGGATCAACTCCCGGAAACCGTCGACCCCGGACTCCTGGAGAGCCTCGGCACTGACGGACTCCTTCCCCTTGGCCGTCTGCTTCCCCGTCGTTGCCCCCATCTTCTGGACGACCTCCAGCAGCTGGGAATCGGATCCGGTTTTGATCTTCCGGAAACAATATCTCCACTCCCTCCCGAGGTCCGTCTCCTCCAGGAAGGTCTCCTCCAGCCGGTCGATCCTCCGGGACAGATGGTTCTTTGTCCGGGAGCAATAGTCCAGGTCAATACGGATCCCGGTCTGTTCTGCCACGGCCAGTGCCCGGGCGCCTTGGAGCAACAATTGATTTGCGTGGGCCGTCCTCATCATTCAGCTGCCCTCCCCCTGGCCACTCTCTTCCAGAGCTCCCTCCCCGGGTGCCACCGGAAGATCCGGGTCCGGGTCTTCCCTACGAGCTCCACAATCCAGAACCCTGCGTCCCCAATCTCCGGGACGTATTCGAGGACGTCCCAAAGGATAGCCGTCGGACCCAAGAGGACTCCCCCCTTCTTCACGTTGTCGACGTCGTGATGAAAAACGACGATGAACAGAGCATCCGGTCTCGGGACCCGCGGATCATCCGGCAAGGGTCCGGTATACTCCCCGGGTTGGTATTCCGAAGGATATAGATCCTCATACAGAGCCTGATCAAATCGGGATGTCGTTAGCACGGAGCTCTACCTCCTGCTGCTCGAATAACCGGAACTCGGCCAGGGCATCCATCCCACAGTACCGGAGGACTTTATCCGGATCTGCCTTGTCGATACGGTTAAAATCGTTTGCGCTCTTTCCCTTCGCCTGGAGGAAGGGACCCACGTCCTCATCGTATCCTACGAGCCCGAGCCGGACGAAGGCCTGAAACTTCAGCCCGGTCACCCCAGGACGGTTATCCAGGATATGTCCGGCCAACATCGTGTCCCATACCCATCCCCGGACCCGGGTCCCGAGCCGGACTCCGGCCCACATATCCTCGAATTGGATATGCTGGGCCACCTTCTTCTTCCCCTCATCCCCCATGAACTGAGCCAGGAACCTCTCGGCTCTCCCCTCCACCGGGAAGGAGAGGGTCTCCCTGCCGTTGGAGACGGCTGCGCACACGATCCGGTGCCCGTCGTTGTGAGGACGGAGCCCGGTGGTCTCGAAGTCCACCGCATAGATCCCGTCCGGAAGCCGGCGGAGAGCTCGAGCTGCCCGGTCCGGGTCCTTCTCCACCCGGACGTCGGACTCCAGGACCGGGGAGGGAAGGGATTGCTCCCGGTTCCGGAGGGCTTGCCGGAGGTCATCGATGAACAGAGGCTCCACCGCGGATCCCTTCTTGTCGTTCCGGGACCTGGCCACGTAGCTCGGGTGCCAGGTAGGGCAGATCCAGGCTCCGGCCCGGTGATCCGGGATCCGGAACCCCCTCCACCGGGAGATCCCTCCGAGGTCCTTCTTCCACCGGTCTCCGATCAGGGACTCCAGGGCCACCCCTCCCAGAGGTATGATAACCCGGGGACGGTGCTCCCGGATCTCCTCCCAGATATGGGATCGGCACGCGGCTATCTCCTCCGGAGTAGGTGTCCGGTTCTTCGGAGGTCGGCACCGGACCCCGTTGGTCTTCCGAGCCTCCCGGTCGAGGTCGAAGTCCAACTCCTCCTCCAGGATCTCCCGGAACTCCCGGCCGATCTTCCCGACCAGCTGAGTGTTCTTCCGGTCCTCGTCTGCTCCGGGCGCCTCGGCCACGAACAGGACGTCCTTCTCCCCTTCCCCGGAAGGAGGCATGGCCGGAGACTCGCACCCGTCCCGGAGTAAGCACGTATACCCGCACCCGGTCCCGCCGGCCGGGAGCTCATCCGTATCGAAAAACCCGCCTTTACTCATCGGCCGGCAACCACACGATATACATCACCCGGTCCCCCTTCAACATCAGGGAGGAATCCCCTACAATGGCCCGATTCGTCAACTGGAGAGCCTCCCGGAACGGCCGCGGCCGGACCAGCAGAGAGAGAGCCTTCCCCTCATACCGGGTCCGGACCTTCTCCCGGATCCATCCCTCCACTCCCCGGGCTTCGATCTCGGCCTTGTTCTTCTCGATCTTGATTTTACAGTAGCTTCTCCCAGCCACCGGGTCGACGAAGACCGCAGACCGGTCCAGGGCATCCCCGATTCCGCTCGGGAAGGCAATCTCCTCCCCCTCCGGGAAGATTCGGTCCGGGTCGATATACTTCCCGTCAAACGTCCGGAAAGCGATATGGCCTCCCTCTGCGGATCGGAAATACACCCAGGACGGGGAAACCGCGTACTCGGCCGGCTCCAGGGACTCCAGGAACCGGACCCGAGCTGCCGGAAGCAGAAACCCATCTCCGGAGAGAGCTGTCGGCAAAGTGACCCGGGAGAAGAGATAGTTGTCGGAGGCTTCGACATACTGCTGGGTGACGTGTACCATCGTGAAGATAGGTTGCGAGAGATTATCCCCAGCAGACTCCGATACAATACGGACAGACTCCAGGAAACCGTCCGGAACCTTCTCCCACCCCTTCTCCGGCCAGTCGTGTTCCCGCCAGGAGGCTGAGTCCAGGTCTGAGATCGGAATCCCGACCTTCACCCTCTTCCCGGACAGGAGGAGCTCTTTCCCATCCGATTCGATTCCGAGCTCCTCGTCCGTACTCTTCCCGAGGAACTCGAGGAGCTTCGAGCTCGGGACGGCTCCCCGGACCCCGGTCTCCAAAGGGACCGACACGATCATGTCCCCGAGGGCTCCCCCGGTCTCCACCCGGTCTTCGACGAAGAGGAAGGATTGAGAAAGGTCCTCAATCTCCTTCCCCTTCAGTCCTGCTGCCCCCCTCTTCAGGGTCTCCAGTAGAATCTTCCTGTTGACTTTCGCCATCGGTTTTCCTCCTCTCTTTTGTCCATCCATAAATTTCATAGACTGCGGCCGGATTCATCTTATTCTTGAACCGTCTCAGAGACTCACGGCCCAGGACCCCTCCGTCGTTCACCAGCTTCTTCCCCAAAAGGGGAAACATATCATATATCCGCTGATAAAATAACCACCGGAGGAACTCGCTCAGGAAGGGCTCCTCCGGGTCGCATACGCAATACCGGAAGTTGACGAAGACGGAGTTGAGGTCCCAGACGTTCGCCCCCACGAGCCGGTCCTGTTCCCAGAGGAAGGCCCGGTGATTCCCCTCCATCACGAAGGAGACCATGACCTCCGGGTCGTATAGCCCCCCGCCCGGGTCGGTGACCGTTGCCCACTCCTCGAGGAGCCGAGCCAAGTCCGTCTCCCGAGGGACCCGTCCTGCCCCGTAGGACCACTGAGGATGGTCCCTCGGCCACTTCCGGACGTTCTTCCTGTATACCCCCCAGGACCCTCCCTCCATCTTGGAGAAAGCCACAGGATTGTAGATGTAGTTGAAATCCAGGAAAGCCGGTTCCCAGGGAGAAGCCGGCCGGAGGACATCCCTCCTCCGGTCCCAGGGCCAGGGCCACCCGGCCCAATACGGAAGGGACTCGGCCGGAGGAAGACCCGGCAGACTCCCGGCTCTCTCCAGAAACACGGGAGGAAGCATAGGACGTTCCGTGGAGTCTACGATCCAAACCCAAGCCCCGTCCTTCCGGACCTGCCACCCGGCCCGGAGGAAATACTCCTCACTGGTCCAGAAGTTTGGAATCGCCAGATACGGAACCCGTTCCAAATAGTCCTTCATCCTCTTCCTCCTGGAGATGCTTGACCTTCTTCTTGGACTTCCCCGGTCCGCACGAAGAGGTCCCCGGAGGGACCACCTTCCCGCCATACTTCCGGGCCAGGTGCTTCACCAGGGCTTGGCTAACCCCTCCCCGCTTTCGACTCTTTCCTCCCATCTTCGTTCTCCTCCTGGTCTACCGTCGAGACCTGTATCATTTCGTCATACAAGCAGAAGGAAATGACCCCCTGCATCCCCATGTGTTGACCGGTAAATTTACAGTATCCCCGGGAAGGGTCCCCGGAGAAGATAAACTGGACGGACTTCTGGAAGGAGAACAGGGCAAAGAAGTCCGGAGTCCTCATCCCTATCGGACCCCAGTCTTCCGGGAGCTGGGAGTTGCCGGAACCGACGAACCCCTGCTCGGCTTCCGTATCTATCCGGATGATGTTCCCGGTGTAGAGGTCCCGCTGCGTCAACCGCGGACCACCGGCACCGTCACTGGTCCACTCGATATGGCTGAGGGAATCGCTGAGAAGGCCGAGGACCTCCTCCGAGTAGACCAGCCCCAAGGAGTCCCCGTCCTTCGTTGCCCATAATCGACGGAACAACCGAGCAGCCTCCTCCGGGCTCTCCCCTTCGGAGACGGAGCAGGTCTTCGTCCTCTTCAGGGTCCCCTCCTTCTGTTCGAACACGATCCGGCCGTCCTCCTCATAGAAGTGAGGGGAATCGTAATCACTGGCCCGGAATCCTATCGGATCCACAAACGGTTCCTCTCCCCCGGGGATCTCGAACCGGAGGAGGACGGTGTGGTCCGTATTCATCAGATAAACGTATTTGCCGACGATATAGACGACATTCCGGAAACGACCGCTTTGGTCCAGGGCCATCGCATGGGAGAAGACCCTCTCCAGCCGGCGGACTATCCTCAGATTCTCCTTCTTCATAAAAGACCCTCCAACATTTTTCGACGGAAGTCCGTCCTCGGTTCGTATTTCCAGACCACCCCGTCCGGGTCCCATCCTGCGGGAACCAGCCCGGGCACCCAATCTATCGAGTAAGCAGTATTGCCCCTCATATTCCACAGGGCTTTGACGCTCTTGTAGAGAGGTTCCGAGAGCCATCTCCCCCGGGTCGTGACCATCTCGTCGAAGTCCTTCCACCTGACCGGCTCCGGGGACTTCTCCATAATGAACCGAGCCGCGGTGACGGCACTCCCCCAATTGAACCCGTCCTCCTCGAACCAATCCCCGACTTCGCAGCAGATCGTCTGGCTGTTCAGGGGAGCATTCCCGAGGTCAAACGTCGAGCAGGAGAACCCCTCGGCCTGGAACATCCTCATAAACTCCCCGAGGAGGAGGGAACCGAGTGGCTGGGAATCGCACCCGAGGAGGTACAGCCTCTCGAAGTCGAACCCCTTCCTTTCGAAGGCATTCCGAATACCCGGGTTCAAGTTAGCTGTATGGCTGTATGTATCGAAAGTAATGTGCCGGATTCCGGCCTCCCTGATCTCCTCCATATACTCCCCCACGGCATCCCGGGAGTCCGTCAGAAAGACAATATAGGGCTCTATCCGGGCAACCACCCGGACGCCGGCCTGGACCAGCTGTTTCATAGCCAGGAGCCGTGCCCGGAACTTCGGTGCCCCGGGCTCCAGCTTCGACAGGATCGAATCGTCCGAGGAGATCAGGGTCATGTGGACCGCGGCTCGAGCCGGGTTGTCCGCCAGAGCTCGGACGTAGGGGTCCCGGCCGAGGAGAGCACTCTTGGTATTGATCATAACGGGATACTGGAGGGAGCCGAGGTATTGGAGCATTTCCAGGGCCACCCCGGTCCGTCTCTCGGCTCCGGTGAAGTCTTCGAATCGGATCCCGAACCGCATCGGGATCCTCTGAGCCACGGCTCGGGACACCGGGTTGGAGGAGGACTCCTTCCCGTAGAATATCGCATCCAACCTCTTCTTGTAGAAATCCGGATTACAGTGCCGGATCCCGACGCTCTTGGAGTTGTCGAAAAAGGCCGTATAGAGGCTTGCCCGGCGGGCATCCGCATAGCAGTAGATACAACCGAACGGACACCGGAGACCGTCCCACGTATCGAGATTTAAAGGCATAGGACAGGCCGCAGCCCGGAGGGATATCTCGAGGAAGGAGTTGACCTCCTCGGTGTTGAGGAGTCTCTCCAGCTTCTTCCACTCCCGGTCTTTCAGATCGAACTGATGATAATTGCTTTTCCTTCCCTTCTCCCGGACGGCTCCGGTCTTCGCCTTCCCCAAAGGAGCCAGCAGAGAACGACGAGGAACCAATCCCGCCACGGACCTCCTCAGCTCCCAGTAGTAGTATCCATCACGCATGGAAGTCTGCCTATATTCCAGAATACAATCGGTTGCGGCAGTCGAGGCGCCTCCGTCTCCAGCCACTCCCAGGCCTTCCCGTCATACCACGGATGGGTAGGAAAAGGACAGGGGACTCGGCTCGGCTTCGCGTAGTCCCACCCGGGATCCTCGAGGAGGAGTCTCCCGGGTCCCCCGAGGAGCCCCTCCGGGATGACCCCGGCCATCTGGTACATCTTCCGGACCTTCCTCCGGACGTTCCCCTCCCGGACAAGAATCCCGTACACATCGACCCCGAGCGGGCTGAAAGCAGCCATCAAACCGGCCGCAATCGTCCCGGAACCTACGCAAACCACCACGCTTCCCGGCCGGGTCGACATCAAGCCGGCCTCGTCCTTCGCAGCTTGTATGGACTCCTCGAGGTTCAAACCAATCGGGAGGAGGACGGCTCCGGGAGCATTCTCGTCTCTCCACCGTCGGGCCATGTACCAGTTCACGGAAGTCCGGCCGGCCTGGACCGGGATCCGGAGGGCTCCGAGGTCGTCCCACTGCTTCCGGTGGACCTCGAGCAGGGGAGGATTCTCCCCCTTGTATTGGGGATCGAATATGATACACTCCATCCCCTCCTGACGAGCCATCCACGCAGCTCCCCACCCGGCCATACTCACCGCGGATTCGACGTATATCACCTGCCGAGCTCCCTCCTCCCGGATCCGGGAGAAGTAGGCTCGGACCCCTCTCATTTTACTGAAAGGAGGTCCTCCCTCGGGAGTGCACTGATCCTCCCTCTTGACGAGGATCGGAACTCCCTCTGCGGTTTCGTACCATTCCGTTGGGGTAGGAAGCATCTGAACAGCTAATCCCACAGCCCCTCCTTCTTTCCCCGGAGTCCCGCATCCTTCAGGGTGTACATCTCGTCTGTCGTCCCGTCAAAGACCTTCTGCCCGAGCTCCCGGTCTCCTATCCCGTCCCAGGAAAGCCGAAAGACCCTTTCCGGATCCTCCCCCTTCTGAATCCGTCTCTTCCAGTTTATTGCGTTGAACGTCGTCGGACTCGGGACGTCGATCCCGCAGCACGTGTTGAAGGGCTCCACGTGGTCTCCGGAGTTGACGAAATCCGGACAACCGAGCCGGATCCCGTTCCGGTCGCAGATCTCAATGATGGTCCGGAGGGTCTCCCTCCACCGGTCGTCCTGTTTCTCCCTCCAGATCCTCTCGACGTCCAGCCCGATAGACGCAAGCCTGTCTGCGACAAACCAATTCAGATGAAGATTGTAGGTGTTGTACCGGTCGATCCCCCGTTCCTTCAGGGCCAGGATCGTCCTCTCAAAATCTGCCGGTGTATGATACCCTGGGATGAACGGTTCTCCGTTCACTCCTATTTCCACCCCGTCGTCCCGGAGAGCCACGAGATGATCCAATCGGTCCTCCACTGGTGTAGTACGTCGTCGCTCGAGGACCTCCCAATCCTGGCCCATTCCCGGGCTTATAATAGCCTGGACGATGAACCGCTCCCGATTGTCTACGATCAGGGAACGATAATCCATCAAGACTTCCGTACACATCGTTTGGATAACCGCACTCCAATCGAGGTCGGAAAGGATCTCCAGGAGGTCCCGGCTCACCCGGTGTTCCCTCTCGGCCGGCTGGAACGGGTCGGCTTTGTTCCCAAACCGGATAGTCTTCTTCTGAAGAATACACTGGTTCAAGGGACTCTTCCCGGAACGGGTCCTCTCCAGCTTCCTCCGGGTCTCCTCCGGATCCGTGGGACGGAGGTCCGTCCCCCAGGTATGATTGAGACGACGGAGGTAGCAATGCCAGCAGTCGTTGAGGCAATTCCAGTAGGAATCCAGAGAAAAGGAGAGGGGACAGTACAGGCTGTCCCCTCTCACCGAGAGTCCGTGACGTCCCATCATTTCAGCTTCAGCCCCTGTACCGGATTTTCCCCTCGGCATCCGTGTCCACGAGATCCAGAGCCACCAGGAGGGACATCCCCATCTTGTGGGCCCACTTGGCCTCCTTCGGGTTGAACTTCCCCCCGTTCTTTTCCGCATAGAGCTCGTCTGCGGCCGCAACCAGCTCCTCGTCCGTCATCGGCTTGGTCCGGATTGCGTCTGCGAATGCCTGTTGACGGGTGAACCGGCGGAGAGGTGCCGGGAGGTTCTTCTTGGGCTTGGTCTCCTTCTCCTTCTTCTCCTTCTTCTCCTTCTTCTCCTTCTTCTCCTTCTTCTCCTTCTTCTCCGGCTCGGGAGCGGGCTCGGCCGGAGCCGGTTCCGGGTCCTCCTTCGGAGCCTTGGACTCTGCGATCAGGAGCTGGACGACCTTCCGGGTGTTCGGCCGGACGTCGTCACTGTCCATCAGCTGGTCGGACTCCAGGAGGATCCTCTCCCGGAGTTCTGACTCCTTCAGTTTTTTCGGCTCGGCCTTCTTCAGGAGAGCATCCACAACCTCGTCGATCTCCTCCTGCGTCTTCTCCTTCAGCTCATCCTCCGGAGGGTACTCCTCCCCCTCCAGGAGTCCGATGGGAGGATACAGCCTCAGCACCTTGTTAAGGTCCTCGGCCGTCCCCGCCAGGTCCTTCCTCGTGATCTTGCCGTTGTCCTTCTTTGCCATGGTTTTTCCTCCTCTGGGTGGGTTGGTTGATCTTTCCTATCGTCTTCAACTATACGATAGCCGATTTTTTCAATCTCCCGAAAAAAGATCAACCACCCCTCCTCCATCCCCCAACATACGGACGGCCGGAGGACAGATCCTGGAGCACATAGGAGTAGTCCCTTTCAAAAAATTCGTCCTCCCGGACGAATAGCCTCCCGATCCGCATCAGCCTCCTCTTCTTCTCCGAAACCGTCTGATTCAAGGTCCACATCCCAAGGGTCACGTGTCCGTACTTTCTCTTGTCCTCGGAGAAATTCTTTGACTTCAAATCCCGGGCATCGTAGCTCTTGGCATCGGCCTGGGTTGCTGTTATCAGGGCCACCCTCCGGTCCATCGAGAGCCCTCTCCCCCGGCTCCAGTTGTCGTTCTGCTGATGCCGGTAATCCTGCCGGCTATCCTCCGGGACGATCAGGTCCCAGTAGTCTCCAATTATGACGTCCGGGACAAACCCGTCCTCTCTTTCCCACCCATCGAGGATCCTCTCCATATCGGAGACCCGAAGGGTGTAGTTGGAAGCAAAATACATCCGGAGACGGTCCCGGACCCTCTCCCGGTATCCTTGCGCAGCCTCCCATGCCTCGTCCCACCGGAGGGGATCGACCCTGTCAATCTTCTTCAGCCAGGAGGCTCCGGTCCACCGTCTCCTTCCCTTCCTCTTCCTCCCCCGACACCGGACACAGGGAGTCCACTCCAGATTCCCGTCCGGAGGGAGGGCTGTCTCCCCTCCGTCGTCTTTCTCCAAAGGAAGATTCCGAGGGACTTCGCACTCCCCGGACTGGTTCATCCCGCAGTCCAGAATCGGAATCCACCGCTCCCCGCAGTGACGTCGCATATGACTCCGGCCAGCCAGGTACGTCCCCAACCTCCGGTAGACCTGCTCCTGGGTCAGGTCCCCCAGCTGGAAGTAAGCCACCCGGCACCGGTTCTCCAGAGCCCGGAGAGCCGTGTACAAGAGCCACCAGGTCTTCCCCCTCTTCTCGGGAGCCATGAAGGAGGCAAACTCCCCTCGGCCCACCGGACCGATCAGGTCTCCCATACTCCCCGGAAACGTGAAGAGGGGATCCGTTGCGTCCTCGTATGCGGCCTCCCACCCGGCTTGATCCAGCAGAGGATCTCCCCCCACCGAAGCAATCCGCTCCGGCCGGCGCCATCCGGAGACGAGCTCCTCTGCCTCAGACAGATCCCCGTCCTCGAGGAATCCCCGCACTCGATCCGATAAAAACTTCAGGCTTCTCTCAGTGAGGAACTTGTGGGCTTGATCGAGGAGGTATTGAGAGTTGGTTCTTCCTTCCTTCTCATATTCCCGGGAGAGGGATCGGAAGACCTGCCGGATGATCTCCGCGGACTCCTCCGAATGGGACCCGTTCGATCTCCAGGCCTCATAGATCGGCTCCAGATCCCGACCGGGAGCCTTCCCGTACTTTCTCCAATAGGAAAAACTCCACTCCCCGACGAGCCGGAGCCAGTCCGGGAGACCGTCGACCTGTTCCTCCGTCCACATCGACTCCGCACCGGAAAGGAAGACGGGATCGGTTATCAACCCGATTGCCACCCGTCGCTCGATAGAGTTGTCTATTCTGCGTATATTGGCCGTCATGAGGACATACCGTCAGGCAGGGGCTCTCCCACGTGCTCTTCCAGCTCCTGACGGACGAACCACTTCCAGGACCCGGTTCCGGGTCCGGCTTCGTCCAGGGTCCGAGGACGACGGCCTGGAGGCTTGTCCTCCAACCAGTCGGTGTACCTCTCGAGGAGCTCGACCCCGGGAGGAAGAATCCCGGGCGCCTTCGTGTTGGCTCTCCAGAGGTTGACTCGGTGGAGGATCCCTGCGGCCTTCTCCCTGGCCCACGGTTCGTTCCCTCCCCGTCGGGATCTCCGGATTGTATCCATGAGATTGAGGAGGGCTTCCCTCCCCCGGGCAGTGTCCGGTTGCCGGACGTCCCGGAGATGCTTCGGGAGGGAAGCAAACTCGGAGGCCTGCTTGACCGGGTTGTAGAGGAACCCGAGGAACATCTACTTGCGGGACCGCGGGTTGAAGAGGAGGGTTGCGAGATCGGATTCGTTCAGCCGGCCGATGACCGTCTCCGAGAGAGGAGACCCGAGGGCTCCGGCCGCAACCAAGGCCCGGAACCCCTGCTGGATCATATTCTCCGTCCATTCCATATCCAGGGCCTTCTCCGGGATCCTCCGGCTCTCCATCCACCCCCGGTCGATCCCGCACCGCCGGAAGAATCCCGGCTGTTTCATCTTCCGGAGATGGGATGCGGCTTTCTGGTATATCTTGGACCCGGGAGTCTTGTGTTTCCTTTGATCTCCCGGAAGGCTATTCCAATACTCCACCAGGGGACTCTTGCGAGATCCTCCCGGAGGGTCTTTGCTTTTTGTAGAGGTAGAGAACTTGGGAGCACGGTCCCTCCGGGGACCTCCGGGAGGTTTGGATGTTCTCATGTTTGGATCCTCCGGTTTGTCAAAAGATTTATCCCCCGAAGAGACCACAGCGTGAGCTGTGGTCTCCTCTCTATCCGTAAGGATAGAGCCCTCTTTATCTATTTCTATTCCTCTACTTAGTAGGAAACGAAGTTTTTTTCGCTTTGGAAACGAAGTTTTTTTCGCTTTGGTGTCCCGGACAAGCATCGACTTGATCCTTCCGATTCCTTTCCCCTTTGTCCCGTGGTCCTTCAAGAATCCGTTCTCCCGGAGCTGCCGAAGGCTGGACTGGATCGTCCGGTCCGTCACTCCGAGAGCCTGGGCAAAGTAACCGTTGCTGGCCCAACAGACCCCGTTCTCCCGGAAGGAGGGGAAACCCATCAACAGGGCATAGACCAATTTGGTAGTAGAGGAGAGGTCCGGGTGGAGGAGGACGGATTGAGGAATCTGGAAAAAAGGCTCGGTTTCTTCTTGACGGATCGGAGTGATTTTTTCAGACGGATTCATGACGACCTCCTCCGGACAAAACGTCCTCCAGTTTCTGAGTCCTCCTGACCGGATTCTTAATTCGCCCAACCCCTTGTCCTCGGGTCCCGTGGTCTTGAATCCATCCCTCCCGGCGAAGACAGGAAAGAACGCTCTTGACTTTTCTTGAACAGCTCCACCCAGCATTCTCAGCCAGGTCCTGGTTGCTCCCTGAGAAACCATTCCCAGACCGAAAGGAAGGGAACCCCAGCAAAACCCCGAGCATGATTTTCTCCCGGTCGGAGAGGTCTGGACGTTCAATAATGGAATAAGGAAGAAGAGAGGTAAAGGAAAGGTCTGATGGTAGATCGAAGACGGACTTTGCGGGAAACGGCATCGGGTCACCTCCTACATAGGCGAAAGGGGAAAAAGGAAGAGAAGAGAGAGCTCCCTCCCGGGTTGAAGAGATGTAGGCTCCCCAACCCGGGAGGTAATGACCTCAGCTCCGGTAGCCTCGGTGTCTTTCCTTCTCCTACTACAGAAAACGATACCGTATTATATTCGATTTTTCTAAAAAGTCGAAATAATTTTTCGAGCCTCCTCCTCCGGCAGGTCCCCGGGATCCGTATCTGCCCGGATTTCGTACACTTCCAGGCCGGCGCCGGAGAGCACCGAGCATAGAGCCTCCGAGCTCTCCCCCGCGTCCGGGTCGAGAAAGACCCCGGCTTTCCGGATTCCGGACCGTATCAACTTCAACAACTGAGAGGGAGTACACTTCTGGCCGTGGATCCCGACGGCTCCCGGCCCCAGCTTCCACGCATCCATAATCCCCTCCACGATAACCACGGGACCCCCGGGAGGAACCCGGTCCCCTCCGTACAGGACCGTTTGGTGAGGCTCGGCCTCCTTCTCCTTCGGGCAGGGCAGGTATCTCTTCCCCTCCTTTCCCACCTGGCCCGTCATGTCCCGGGAGATCCAGGAGACCCTCCGGCCTTCCACCGTCACCGGAGCCACTAACCTCCAGGGGAGCTCCGAAGCCGGCCCGGTTCCGAGGATGCCCCAGGAGGAGCAAAGACCCTCCGGGTCCCGGAATCCCCGACCCCGGAGGTAGGCCAGGTGCCGATCCCCGGGAGCTCCGGCCCCGGTCGGGAGAGGAGCCTCTCGGAATTTGGACGGGAGTGGCTGATTTGTGTCCTTCCGGAGCCTCCCACCAGAGCCCCCATACCGACCTACAACCCTGGCTGCTTGGGCCGCAGAAACCCCAAGGAACTCCCGGACAACCTTCCTGGAGGAGTGGGGTCCGCACTTCCAACATATCCAGGGATCCCGTCCGTCGTGGCCGAGATGGTTCCCAGATACCCCACGACAGAAAGGGCAGGGAGTATGAACCCAGCCGGTATTGTAGTGACGGTCTCCCGGTCCCGCGACGGGGAGACCGTGATCCCGGAGGAACTCCTCGGCTCTCATGCCGAGCCCTCCAGGTCGTGTCCGTACTTGAGACGGAGGAGACGGAGGAAGGTCTTCTCGGGGATCGTGAGTTGACGACGGACTCGGAGAGGGATCCGGGTGGCTATGTCCCGAGGTCCGGTGACTCGAGCCCACCGCGGCTCCCCGGGGACGTCGATGGAGAAGACGAACCACCCCGGAACCTCGTCGCACTGAATCAACCGGACCCTCCCGACGTCCTGGAAGAGGGTCCCGGTCCGGGACACGGACCATTCCAGAGAGACGCTCTCCCTCTTTTGCCTCTGATTCAACTTCGGAGCCATCCTCGGCATATCATACCTCCCGGAGCAGGGATCGGATCTCCCTGACGGCTGAGTAAATCTTCTTCCAGGGATACCCGCGCTCCCGGTAGAGCTGTTGAAGTCCGAGGACGGAATCCACCCGGCCGGCCATACAGTCATCGACCATCTTCTGGGCCAGAGGGGAGGAGTCCGAGACCAGGCTCCAGAAGGTCAGGGACCGGTCCGGCGCCGGCAACGAAGACGGAAGGATGAACTCCGCGTTGGCTATGGACCCGGTGACGACCTGTTGACGGAGGGAACGCTTCTGGGACCTTCCCCCGAGGAAGGTCAACCAGTTGAACAGGAGGGTACAAAAGGACCCCTTGTCCGGGTCGTATCCCCGGAGGGCTTTCGTGAAGATCAGACCGGCCTCCTGGAAGGCCTCCTCCAGCTGGTCGGAAGGAGACCCCGGGAACCGGTGGGAATAAGTATGAGCTGCTTTCCATAGCATCGGCTCGAATTGACGATACACGGTCAGGGCTTCAATCATCTCTTCTTCCTCCTCTCTCGTTCCTTTTTCTCTACCAGTTTGAAATAGAAGTCGATCCCTTTGACGGGATAATACTTGTGGACGGGGACGGCTCCCCAGATAGTCCGGCCGCGGAGGATCGACCCCTGGGATCCCAAGTACAACCGGTCGTCCTCCCCCCCGGGTCCCTGCCAGACGTGATAGACCCCATACCGGCGATCCCTCCAGGCCTCCCCCCGGGTAGTATCCGGAAGTCGTCGATATCCTTGATCCCGGAGGAACATTTCGTA